AGTCATTCTTTTTCAAGAACTCACGCATATTCATTGCTTGGCTAACTGTGTCTTGTGCTTCAGGTTCGTCTGCTTTGATACTATTATTACGTTTAAGTTGATCTACTAGTGAACCTGTAGTAATAGTCATTGCATCTTCGTCACCGTCTTGTAAGTCTTCTATTCTTAGTGTGTCAGGATCAAATCTTAAATCTACTTTAGTACCAACACCACTACTAGAACGAGTTTTCATAAACTGTATTTGATATCTGCCTTTTTCTCGCATAGCATTTGAAGTAAATATACCTACAACATTATCTGCTGTTTGTACTTTACTAATACCACCTGCTATATGGTGATGATCAAATTCTATTTCTTCTACTGCACCTCTGTTTAACTGCGATGCTGTAACAAATAACAAGTCTCTTTCTACTGCTAAATTACGCAACTCTTCAGATACATATTTGTCTTTGATAAACAAATCACTACCGCTAACTTTTGCACTAATAGGCATCATTAAATCTAAGTAGTCAACTAATAAACAGTCTACTTTTTCACCACATGATATTTCATATTCACGTAAAAATGTTCTAAGATCATTTGCAGTAACACCATTGGGCATTTGTTTTACTCTAAGTCTACCTGCGCCTTTGGCTTTCATACGAACTTTTAAATCAACATCACTGATGTTTTTCATAACTTCTTTTACACCATAGCCAGATACCATACTGTCTAGTCTCATACTAATAAGTTGCTCACTAAGTTCTAAACTAATATAAACTACATTGTATCCTGCAAGTACCCAATTAACAGCAAAATTTTGTAAGAATAAACTTTTACCTGCTCCAGAGCCTCCTGCAAATATTGACATTTCTCCTCTATTGACACCGCCATATAGTTTTTGATCTATTGCTTTCCAACCTGTACTAATAGCACCAGCCTGTGCTTTAATCCATTCAAGTCTTTCTTTAGGATTTTCAAAATAGTCTAATCCTAAATCTTTAACTAGGCCAACTTGACTAGCATCTTTAATCTTATTTTCTACAGTACCATAATCTTGCTTTTCCAACAAGTCTGTGCTTTCAATAATTGCTTTTTCTAATGCCTTGTGTCTGCAGAATGTTTCAAATTCATTCATAAACCAGTTGTGATGATCGGGTGTTACATTTGGAATAGGTTCTAGTTTTACACCTGCTACTGCACTAACTTGTTCAGGCGTAGGGATAGCATTATGGCTTACACTATGGCTAATAAAAAGATCTACTGCTTTTCTATATTTTAAATTAAAAAACTCAGGCTTAACTATGTTTTGACATCTAGCAAACAAGTCATTGTCGCTAAGTAAAAATCTTAAAAATAGTTCCTGTGTTTCTTCGTTGTACTCTTTAATATCGCTCATAATTCTTTATCTCATTAGTTATATATCTAGCAAATAGTTTATGTCCTGCATCGTCTGGATGGCTATCGCTGGTGCTTATTACATTATTACCTGCTATTATACTTATAGGTTTTACAAAATGCGTAGGTACAATTATGTCTACATTATTTTCTGCAGGCATACAACGTGAACTCATTCCTGTAAACATGTAAGGTATCTCATGTTGATTAAAGAATGCTACCATTGAATTAATAAGGTTATATGTTTCTTCTTCTACAGTTTTAATACTTCTATGTAGTAGAGAATGATGTACAAAATTTGTAACTTTTTTATTAAGTTCATCTATATCAATATCACTTCTATTATAAGATAAATCATCTAATACAACATCATTTTTACACATACCTATCCAAGTATCAAATTCTGAATCATACCATTCATCTCTAAACCAATCTGATAACTGTATTACAAACATAGTATCATTTACTGCATGAGTTTTTATATATTCTTTTGTTCGTCTAAGTATCCTTTTATTACTGCTACCTATCCAACTTTCATTAATAACTTCATAGCCTTCCATAAAATCTGGCCAAGCAGATTTGTTTTCTAAAGTATTACCGTAACTAAAACTACAACCGTTTACATATAACTTCATATTAATGTCCTGTATGCACTCCAAACATATATCCTAAAAAGAAAACTATTGGACCTAGAATTAATAAATCTACTATCCAATGTAATGCAATAGATAGTGTTACTATTTCTTTCCAATGTAATTTACAAACATTTGCCCAATTTTTAATTTTTTCTCTCATAACATTTTTGCCTTTACTTGAACTTTTAATTTATTATCTGTAGCATGTTTTATAATACTAGATAATGTTAATAATCTACCATACATTGTTACTGCTTCATCGGCATCTTTTATATCGGCATGCCATGGCGGAAAACTAACTTCCCAACCTAGTTCTAATGCTTGATTAATTAATTCTTTACCTGCATTATCTCTATCCGGACAAAGTATAACACGTTTACCTAGTTTGTCAATTAAGTGTGCTTGTTCTGGTGTTACACTATTGCCTTGTATACTTACACCATCTAATTGTATAGCATCAAACACACCTTCTGTTACAACAACTATTTCTCTTTTGCTGTCAGCAAATCTATCAATATTAAAAACATATCCAGGCTGTATTTTATGTAAGTATTTAGGTGTGCTTTTGTCTGGTGGACTTATATGCCTTGCAGTCCAGCCTACTAATTCGTTATTATAAGTAAAGGGCACTACTAGTCTTTTTTTATATAAATTTTCATTAAAATATAAAAGTGGATATAGTCCTAGTAGTCCCCTTTCTACCGCATACATCTTAACAGGATGATTGTCTTCTAAATCATCAACTGCCATAGCATTTGCTGGTAAGTCTTCTGTATTAAACTTTTGTAAATTATAGATATAATCTGTAGTTTCTTCTGTTTCTAAAAGTTCACTGTGTTTAAGTAGTTCAATTGTAACTTTGTGTATTTCATCTGTTGTTACACCTAATTGTCCTGCAAGATCTTTATATTTTTTGCCTAAACTTGGACCAGGTGCCCATCCAGTAGAGAAATTACAATTAAAACAGTTATAACTTATTCTCGCACCACTAGTAATTATGCCGCCTCTTTTTCTTTTATCATTACACATAGGACAGTTCATTGTCATCCATCCACTAGGCGTTCTGCTTGTTTTTACAGGCAAGTTATCTAAAAGAAGGCGATGTACTCGTTCTACGAGAAAGTCTATATCCATAAGTGTATTATACAGGAATATTAGAGAAAAGTCAACTAGTTTCTAACTTGTACTTGGGAGATATTACCAGAGGTTGGTGTATGTTTAATTCTAATCCAATTTGCATTTACATTAAATGTCTTATGGTAGATAGCACTAGACGAACTTATACTTACATTACTTAACACATTAAACCAGTCAGAACTTGTCTCGTCACTACTTGGTGCATTTTCAATACAACTTGCTTGAACATCAAATGTACCAGTAAAAGTATCTGGATAAATTGCTATAGAATGTAATGCATGTGAAAAGTTTCGATCTTGATTACCTTTAAATGCAGAACTTACAAATACATTAGCGGCGTCGCCTGCCGATGTACTTGATGTTTGTAAAAAAGTATTTCCTATTTGTGTTTCAACTGGACTTTGATCTATTTGTTCTGATATCTCTATATTAAATACTAGATTGCTGTTTTGATCAGAGTATACAGGATAATCTAAACTATCAGATTGCCTTCTAGCAATGTATATTGTGTATAACCCTGCGTCAATATCTCTGAGATCTCCTTCGTCTAAAACTAATTTTGATATACCTACATCACTTGTATGTTCTAATGTTTTGTAAAAAAATCTTCTTTTAGTCGTAGGATTTATTAGTGTTGCAGTTAAAATATCGCTAAACACATTTTGTAACTTTCTATCTCTATTTCTAATATTAAAAAATATTTCGTTGCTTAATCCCTTATGGGCAATTAATTTTCTATTGTTCATAGGCCTATTATCCACATATAATCCGTTGGTATCGATAACCAAATCAATGTAATCTTCGTAAAGATATAATCTATTATCGCTAAAACTCATAAATTTAAACTCTTTATATTACAGTATTTATCATTCTAGATTATAAATACTTTTGTGGATAAAGAGACTTTAATAAAAGAAACGCAAGAACGATATCCTTTCCTAACCGGTATTACATATAGTGACCAAGAATTCATAGGCATAGTAATTAATCATGATAATTCTATTATGACATTTTATGATTTAGATCGAATACAAGATAAAGAAATTAAAAAACTTTTTTTAGAGTTAGGTGAAGTATGGTGGTGGGAGTCTAATAGACAGTTACCTATTGATGTTTTTTTACATCATGAGATGCAACCATTTAAAAAGTACTTGCGAACATTTATAATGAAAGATATAGAAGTTATCTTTGGTCCAACAACAAGCCTACAAAATCTAATTAGAAAAAGAATAAAGCGAAGAGGTATTCAACTAATTAGGAAGATTGATTAGCAGTCTCAACAATCAAATTTAATTGCACTATTATTGCTAAAGCATATCCATAACTATGACTTTTCTTAAAAAAGTAACTATCATCTGCTGGTTTGACCCAAACATCTTTTTCAATATCCTTCCAATCCTTTCCAACCAAATGACGTTTACCTGGTCTTATCATAGCAAGTATCATTGCTAGTTGCTCTATGCTGTTAGGTAAATGTTGTTGTATAATATCAAAATGTTTGTTTATATGGAACAGTTGGTCAACTATTTCCTTATGTTGGAATAATTCCCACATAGGTTCTGTTTCTATCAGTTTATCTAAGTGTTGCTCATTCTCTATTTCTTTATAAACATGGTTATTAAGTACATCTAATTTGAACCAGCCGTCTTGTTCTGCTTGTTTATGATCTATTGTACTATAGCCTTCTAGTGGAAACTTTGGAATATTTTGAAAGTAGACACCAGTATTGTGTTTAGTAAACTTATTGTCCTTTTCAATACTTGCAGGTGTGACATTAACTAACTTGAGAAAGTCATCTCTGTTAGCCATATCGATATCTACATCAAAATCAATCTTCACTGAACAATAAACTCCACTTCATTAGTTTTTCTTTTTTAACTGCCATACGTTTTTGTATTTGCTCATCAGTAACAAGGCCGCCATTTTTGAGTATATCTATCATACACATGACATCACCAATCTCATCTTGTAATTGTTTATAATCACATGGTTCGTCAAATCTTATCATTTTGCTACATGCTTGAATGAGTTCTCCACATTCTTCCATTGTGATTACTAACATTTCTTCTCGTTTTTTCATTTATATACCTGCTATTGAACATGCTTGTTTTACTTCAGAAACTTCTTCTTTATTTTGTGTAAAGAGTTTCATCCAAAACGGCGCACTAATTATATCCTCTATCATTTTTACTTGCTCGTCACTAAATCTTGTAAGTAATTCATCACCGGTGTCACATAAGTATAACATCCAAGGAGATACTTTTGCACTTCTAATATCATAGACTGCTCTAGGTGTAGACACCTCTTTAAAATATTCAGTCCAATCTAAATTACTTTCTTCACTCCATTTTGCCAAATACATAATTGTTCGTTCTAATGCTTTCATGCCTGGCTCTTTTTTAATGTATGCTAATAGATATTCATCATATAGTTTGTCTTTGCTCCAGTCTGATAATTTCTTACCATTTTTTATTAACCATTCTGCAAACTGCTCTGGATTTAAATATTCATTTGTAACACAACTTCTACCAAATTTTACAAAACCTTCGTAGTACTGGCTCTGTATAAACTCTTCCTG